CTCTTCATTTCGTGAGAACACATGGGTGGGCTAAATTAAAAAAATAATTAGTATTTCCCTCAACAATATTTAAATGTTTTTCCTTCCAATTTAGCTTGAGGTTCGAATCCTCATTCTCACATTGTGAAAGTTGGTTACTTTCACATAGAACATTAGTGCTATAAACTTCTTCAAGAATTTATTAGGCTGGTTAGTTCCAGTCTCATGCTTCGATAGCTCAACTGGTAGAGCATTTGGCTGTTAACCAAAAGGTTGTAGGTTCAAATCCTATTCGGAACTTTGATTGTCGGAAAACAATCATAAAAATTAAAAGAAAGAGCTTTTATTTCTTTTTTTGATTTGTAAATAGAACAATGGGTAGTCAGTGGTGCAAAGGGTAACACAGGATGAGGAAATAGTGTAAAGGGCTATTGATTGTATATCGCCTCCGTTTGATACGACTCTAACGTAGCGTACGTAGTCGAGAGCGTGGCAAGACAATTCAAACGTGCATGGTTCGATTCCATGCCTGACTATATAAAGAAGACCAGTCAATTATGGCTGGCCTTTTTGTTTGGAGGAAAAAATATGACATTAAGAGCTGTAAAGAGATCTGACGAGAAGTTTAGAAAGCTGTGGTTCCATGAAAATGATTAAGACATCGTGTGGATATATGACTGCTCAAGAAGCCAAGACAATTGGCGACATTACCAGGGAAGAACGTGCTAAAAAGTACCAGGATAAATACCCACATAGAAAGTCACAACACAAATCTAATAAATAAAAATTCTGAAACAAACACGGATGGAATTTTGAAAGGGAGGTGGTGAATATGAGTGGCTAGACCTAGAAATCCTGATCGTGATAAGGCAATGAAGATTTGGTTGAAGTCCAAGGGGGACAAGCCACTTGTTGATATTGCCAAACAATTAGAAGTATCAGCATCTACTATCCGTAAATGGAAGTCCCAGGATAAATGGGCTGACAAGTTGAAAGGGAGCGCTCCGATATCCAAAAGGAGCGCTCCCTTTGATTCACTCAAAGATAATAAGAATGCTGCAGGTAATTCTGGTGGTTCTGCACCGCCTGGGAATAAGAATGCACTGACTACTGGTCAATATGAAACTATCATGCTTGATCAACTATCTGATGATGAGAGGGCCATATTTGAAGGTGTGACAGATGATCCTTTAGTAACAATCAATACTGAGATACGTCAATTAAAGGTACGGCAATATCGAATAACTAAGCGTATCAGTAAGGTTGCTCATGGGATGGACGATATTGAGATTCAAACTTACAACAAAATCAAACAGAAACGTCGTTCTTTTAAGGATGATAATGACAATCGAATAGTAACCAAAGTTAATGAAGTTACTCCAACCGGTTCAATGACGCAATCATATAGAAAATTTGATGATCTGTTGAAGCTAGAAGACGCTTTGAATGCTGTTGGCAATTCATTACTTAAGGCAATTAAAGAGAAAGCCAAGATAATGAACATCCCTTATGATCAAGAACTATTACAAGTACGTGCAGAAATGACCAAACAGCAAACAAGAATCGTTAAATACAATGCTGACAAGCTATATAAGAATGGTGCTGATAATCCAATTATCAAAGCTATGTATGAACAATTGAAAGATAAGAATGGGGATGAGCTAAATGGAAACGCCGATTAAAGATATTAAATTTTCTCCGTTACAGGCAAAGTTTATAACATCCCCTTTTAACCATACGTTTGAGGTCAATGAGGGCGCTATCCGTTCGGGTAAGTCTGCTGCAGCATGTATGAGGCTTGCTAATTTTTATATTCTATCTCCGGACGAATCACATCTCGTGTCCGGGTACAATCAGGAGATTGCTTACAAAATCTATATTGAGGGTGATGGCTTAGGCTTAGCCTATATATTTGATGGTATGTCACGTCTTAGGCGTGATCGTGGTGGTGATAACTTAACAATTGATTTACCGAGTGGCCAAAAGAAGATTTACTTCAAAGGTGGCGGGAAGTCCAATTCTGCTAATAGTATTCGAGGGATGTCTTTAGGTTCCGTAGCATACACAGAAATTGATTTGCTCAATGAGGAATTTCTCAAAGAAACATTTAGACGTACTGCTAACGCTGCCATTCGTTATCATCTTGGAGATTTGAATCCACCGGCTCCAAATCATCCCATACTTAAATTCTTTGATGAACATAACGCAAAATGGCAACATTGGACCATGAGAGATAATCCGGTTATGACGCCTAAACGATTGAATGAACTTGAGAGCGAGTTTAAAGCTAATCCATACATTTACCGCCGTGATTGGTTAGGTGAACGTGTAATGCCAGAAGGTGTTATCTACAGCATGTTTGATAAAGAAAACATGACTGATAAGACACTGATTGGCAAACCAGTTGAAATGTTCTTTAGTACCGATGCCGGCCAGGAAGATGCTACTACTATGAGTTGCAACATAGTTACACAGGTTAACGAAGATGGCCAATACAAGTTTGTATTAAACCGGGTGGCCAATTATTACCACTCTGGCCGTGATACTCACAACGTTAAAGCTATGAGTGTTTACTCAGAAGAATTACTTAGATTCGTTAATTGGTGTCATAAGACCTATCAAATGTATTCAAACGTAATTCTAGTTGATCCCGCAGCACGTTCATTACGTGAAGAGTTGAAACGAGTAGGACTAAGAAACCAGAGTGCCAACAATAACGCTCATGAGATTGCTGGCGGTCGTAAAGGTATTGAGGTTGGTATTGAGAGAGCACAAAACTTAATGGCCAACGGTCAATTTAAACTGGTCGAGGTTCAGGATAGTGGCATCCCTATGAAGTATGACCATTACAATTTCATTCGTGAAATAGGTACATATGTAAGGGATGATAATTCAGGCTATCCAGTTGATGCTAATAACCATGCGATGGATGAATTCAGATATTCCGTTAACTACTTCTATCAAAGATATGGCAGGTGATGCGAGTGTTTAAAAACTTATGGTCAAATATAAAGGTGGTGTTAGCAAGAATGGGATTGATCAAATCAATTGAGAGTGTTTCAGATGTAAGTAGTTTACTTATTGATGATGACCAACTTAGCAAGATTGAAGAATGGGATGCAGCATATAAAGGCAATCCTAAATGGATTCATAAGCGAATGATTTCGGCAATGAACAATGTCCATAGTTACGAGCAGAAATCATTGCGTATGCCTAAAATCATTTCTAAAAAAATGGCATCCCTTGTATTTAGCAAGAAAGTAAATATTTTAGTAACACCGCATACTGATGAATCTAATTCCAATAGTGACGATGATCAAGGCGATAATGAAGCAAACAAATTCATTCAATCAACCCTGGAAGATAATTACTTTTATAACAACTGTGAGCGCTACTTGGAATACATGTTTGGTACTGGTGGAATGGTGATGCGTTTTTATGTTGCTAATGGCAAAGTGAAGATCAGATTTGCTACAGCAGATGCGTTTTTCCCAATTTCTCAAGATGAAAATGGTGTCACTGAATGCGTTATTGCGTCCAAGTTTGTTAAAAGTGGTAACTATTACACGCTTTTGGAATGGCATTTAGAGGACGAAAATAATTACGTCGTTAAGAATGACTTATATCGTTCGCCTGACAATAGAACTGATAATTTAGGCACTAGGGTTCCCTTAAAGGACGTGTATGGCGATTCTTTAAGGGATGAATCTAATTACCCTAAGAGTTCGTATACACGCCCTACGTTTATCTATTTAAAGCCTAATCTAGCCAATAATTTTAGCTATAATAGCCCTCTTGGTATATCAATATTTGCCAATGCTATTGACACATTGAAGCAGCTTGACCAGGCATATGACATGCTGAATCAAGAAATGGAGATGGGCAGACGCCGTATCATTGTTCCGGATAACCTAATGGAAAGTAAAATCAATCCTCATACTGGTGAACGTGAATTTCATATGAACTTTGAAGAAGCAGTTTACCAAGCATACACATATGATGATACTTCCGGACGTGCGACATCCTCAGAACCTAAAGACATAACCTTGCCACTTAGAACACAGCAGATTATTGATACGATTAACTCACTACTTGATATCCTTGCTGCACAAACTGGATTTAGTGCCGGTACATTTAGTTATTCAAATACTCAAGGATTAGAAACAGCTACCGGTGTTATTAGTAGAAATTCTGATACCTACCAATCCAAGAGTAGTCATGAAACAATTCTGGAAGATGCTTTTAAAAAGATGTGCCAAACAATCCTAGAGCTAGGTAAGGCCTCAAATATCTATAGGGGCGATACCGATGTAGATGTATCAATTAATTTTGATGATTCAATTGCTAAGGATCGTACTGAAAATGCCAATTACTATGAGTTAATAACAGGTAATAAACCGTTGATGCCACGGAAGGAAGCTATTAAACAAATATTCGGTATAACTAATGACCAGGCACAAGAATACTTAGATCAGCTTACTAAAGAGGAATCACAGGGAAGCATTGAAGATGTCTTAGACAATCACCGTCAAGATTATGGCGAGGATAACAATGAGGATGATCGTGAATCATGAAACTCTTACCATGGGAACTAGATATCCTTGCCGCTTCTGAAGCTGACAAAATAAAAATAGTTGAAGACAAAGTTTGGGGTATCATCGTTAAACATCTTGCTACCGCAATCAATAAGAATAGCCTTGAGGATTCTAAATCTACTCAAGACTGGCTTAATGAAATTATGGTATACAAGGACGCTGTTAAGAATGAAGTTGCTCCATCTGTTTCCGTAGCATTTGACCAGGCGATAAAGAAACTACAGGACCAGATGGATGATAGCTCTAATTTGAATTTGACACTAGAAGAAGCCTGGATGAGCAGACAAGCAGTCAATGGATATCTTGATAAACCGGAGCCATTGAATAAGTCCAAGAAAGTCAAAAAGGTAATTGTTAACCATCAAAGGGATGATATTAAATATCTCAAATTGGCTAGGAATAACATGGATGACAACGCTTATCGGGCTTTCAAAGGTATCATCATGGACACTATCACACAGTACCGGCGTGGAGGGATGACCACACAGAAAGCAGTGGCCAGAGCTTCATATAAATGGGCTGACCAGGGTATCCCTGTATTGATTGATAAGGGTGGCCGACAATGGGCACCTGATGTCTATACTCGAATGGTCGTTACTAATTCAATGAATGATTTATACAACGATGTTTCAGCAACAAGATTTCAAGAATATGGTGGCAACTTGGTTAAGATTTCGAGTCATGCCGACTGCCGGCCAACACATCTTCAATATCAAGGAAAGATTTATAGCCTAAAAGGTGGAACCGACAAATATCCGAATCTCTATACAGCTACTAACTATGGTTATGGTGGTGGATTATGTGGGATGTATTGCAGACATCATGCAATGCCTCATATCCCTGAGATTAATGAAACTCTGGAGGTTCCCGATGTGGACGATAAAGAGAATAATCGCCGGTATCATCTTGTTCAGCAACAGCGTAGATATGAGAATGTCCTACGTCAAGGCAAGCGACGTTTAAAAATTGCTCAAGCAATGGAGGATGAAGACGAAATAAGTCGTTGCAAGTGGCTAGTAAATCGCCGGAGCAAACGTTTAAGAGATTTTGTTAGAGATAATGGGCTGACTCGTGAACCATACCGAGAACGTCCAATTATTTAATGACCTTAGCACGTCACTAAAAGGCTTATTTTTTATACCCAAATTTGAAATTGAAAGGAGCAACAACATGGCAGAAGACCCAAGTACAGATCCAAACACAGACCCAGCCGGCACTGATCCTGAAACTGGTAGTAACTCAAGTGAACCAGCTACAGGAGATATTGAAGCCGCTAAGGAGTCAGCCATTGCTGATTTTTTAAAGACAGTTGGTGTCGGTTCAACAGACGAGCTGAAGAATATCGTTAATGAAAAGAATGAAGCTGATAAGGCCAGCAAAACCGATTTAGAGAATACTCAATCGGATTTAAAGAAAGCCAATGACAATATTACTGATCTAACATCACAACTCGCATCTCTAAAAGCATCTAATGCAGTATTGAAAGCTGGTGTTACTGCAGAACATGTAACTGATGCCACCATTTTGGCTCAAGCACGTGTTTCAAGTGGTCAAGCTAAAGATATTGATAAAGCTATTAAAGATGTATTGAAGTCCAATCCTCAATTTACGGGGGATATTAAGACTGGTCCTGATGGAACAGCAATCAACAATCAGAATATCTCAAATTCTAATTCATCCATTACTAAAGATCAGTTTAACAAGATGGATTACGGTGAACGTTTGAAAGTTTATACAGAAAATCCAGATCTATACAAAAAATTTACTAAATAGGAGGCTTTATTATGGCAGATAACACAACAACCATGGCGAATATGGTAAATCCCGAAGTTATGGCGGACATGATCTCAGCGGATTTACCAAAAGCCATTAGATTTACGGCTATTGCTCCAATTGATACAAAACTAGAAGGACAACCAGGTAATACTGTGACTGTTCCTCGATTCAAATATATTGGGGATGCAAAGGACTTTAGCGAAGGGGAATCAATTGATTATAGTCAATTAACAACAGATACTGATCAATTCACTATCAAGAAAGCTGGTATTGGTGTCAAATTCACTGATGAGGCAATGATGTCTGGATACGGTAACCCTGCACAAGAAGGACAAAGACAAGTTACAATGTCTATCGCATCTAAGATTGATAACGATACTATAGCAACGGCAATGAAAGCAAGACTGTCGTTAACAGCAGATGTCACAAAGATTGACTTGATTGATTCAATCGAAGCTACATTCAACGATGATACTGATGAACGAGCAACTGAAGATTCAGCACCAGTAACGGGGGTATTATTCCTTAACCCAAAGGATGTTAATAAATTGCGTAAAGCAGCAGGTCTAGATTGGACTCGTGCCACTGCTTTGGGCGATAGTATGCTAATTAGTGGTACTTTTGGTGAATTGTTAGGTTGGCAAATTGTTCGTACTAAGAAAATGAATGAAGGTACCGGTTTAGCCATTAAACCTGGTGCTATGCGTACGTATATGAAGAGAAATGTTCTGGCTGAATCAGCTCGTGATATTGATAATAAATTAACTAAATTTAATGCTGATGTTCACTATGGTGTCGCTATTTATGACGATACTAAGTTATTGGCTATCAATCCTGACAAGTTCACTGGAACTGGTACTGTAATTGAAGCTAATACAAAACGTGGTAAGAAGGCGTCAGCAACCACACCTGCAGCAAATACAAGTGCTGGTTCTGGAACATCTAAATAGTTAGGTGATGGTAATTGTGGAACTATTTGAAGCAATAGACTTTGACTTCTATAAAAATCAATATGGTGGGACGGTCAAGTTGGACGATGATTTCATTACAAATAATTCACGTCAGGCAGCAGATCTGATAAATGAATTCTGCAATTATTATTTTGATCGCCACACGATTGATGAATTACCATTTGATCAAGATAAGGTCAATGTTAAAAAGGCTTTATGCGCACAGTTAGAACATTTATTTGAGCTTGGAGGTAACACTGAGTTGACTGGTCAAAATGCTCCTACAGGCGTTCAGGTCGGCAATTTTACTATGTCAGGGATGAAACCTAATAGTACAGGTATCAAGTCCGTTAGATCGGATAAGGCATTGCAATATTTAAGACCGACAGGGCTTCTATATCGAGGTGTTGGGCAATGGTAAATATCCCTCCAATTCCTATGTATATGCTGATCCATAATGTTGAGGTTAAGGAAGCTCAAGAATCATCAGCAAGTGCCTTGCATCCTTCTAAATCGTCTAAGAGTCACAAATTTGAGCATGTTCGAGTACAAGATAAGGATACATCGTCCCAAACCTCAAATGGCCCCGATAATAAAGGCGCTTATATTCTGTTCGTAGATGCTACTAATTCGATCAACAACGATGATTATTTGATCAAACAAGGCGATCGAGTCTACTGGAATGGTGTTAATCGTAAGGTTGTAGGTAATTCAGCAATATATGCTTTAGATGCTGGTCACGTGCATCACTGGGAGGTAAATCTTGAATGATGTCGATTTAGGATCGTGGGCCAAACGATTATCTAATTCTGAGAATCTTGAGACGACAACGGCTTATAAAGTCCGTGAGTTAGCCGATAAATATGTTCCTTTTTTGAGTGGTAATTTGGCCGGTCATGATGAAGTTACACATGATGATGCCGGAGCACATATCATATACTCGGAGCCATACGCTCATCGTCAATTTGTTGGTCAGTCTCCAAATGGTATCCCATATAATTACACAAAAGTACATCATCCCTATGCTCAATCTAATTGGATTGAACCAGTTAAGAATGATGCTATTGATCGTGTAACAGCTTTCACTAAGGAGGCCATATTACATGGTACAAAGTCTTGATTTAGCCGAGCGTACAGCTGATAGAATCGATAATAATTTAAATTTACCAGGTGGTCTGGTCATGGGCCAGCCTACAACTCACGGACAATCATTTGCCTATCAAATGCGAGCCTTACAAAAATATAAGGATTATTTAGATGGACGGCAAAAAAGGACATTTGGCTTTGACATACAGGCTAAATGTTCCAACTGGCAAGATGCTAACGATTGGCTCGATGAGATAGCCAGACTACTTGAACGTACCAGGCCTTTTCAGCTCAAATCTAACAATGATAGTTTTGAGTTCGTTAAGGCGACATTAAAACAGCCACCAAGCTTTATGGCAATAGTTACAGACAATTTAAACGACGTTACTGGAAAGGATGTATCCGGTGATGGTGTTTTTTGTATCTACAAAATTTCGCTGGAAATCACAGCAATTATTAATAAATAAGGAGGCCAATTAAATGGCTGATAAAGAATCAACGCCCACAACCAATGTGGACTTTAAAGGTAAAATCACTGAGAATTTTCATGATGAATATTGGGTAGGACCTGTTATCAGTAATATCCTTCAATGGCTCTATTTGGGGGATGGTATTATTAACGTTACTCCTAAATACACTGATAAGAAAAAGACTGCTGCCTACATGGATGGCGGTGGTAACGAGCAAGTTACTGTAACTGGTGTTACATCTTCATATGATGTGACTGGTGACCGTTCAAAGGGAAATCCAACACAAGATCTAATTGCTGGATTGAAGTATAAGACTGGCTCAAGTCGTAATCTTTATTTCCGTAAGAATAGTTACATGGAAAATGCGGACGGATCATTCACACTTGTATCATCTGAGTTTGGTTTAGCCAGTTATTCAGATATTGATGATGGTGGTGGTGCTGCCGATGATAATGGTGGTTTTAAAGTAACTATCCAATACCTATCAACTCCTAAAGTAACTGACGCAAAGGACTTACAACAATTGGACAACATCTTACACCAAACACCATGCCAAAACGCTACTATTGTTGGCGCAAATGTCGAACAACCTCAAGCTGATGGCAAGATTGCAATTTATAAGCCTGATATGTCAGAAACTGCTGGATCAGTTGATGTAAACAGTTCAAAGGCTGCACTGCTTGATGAAGCTCGTAAGATTGCTAATTCAGTTACTAGTCCAGTTCTAACTGATGACAATGTTGAGCCCGATGCTGCCGCTAAAAAGCCAGCAGACCCAACAAACGTTAATTCTGAAGCAACTGGTGATGGAGCAAACGCTTCAGCTAAATAATTTTATCTAAGGAAGTAATTGAGTATGACAGATCGTACTAATGATACAGAAGTAATTTATAAGAAAGATGGTACTAAAGTGGCTGAAGGTGAAAAGGGTTCACTCACTACAGCTATCACAGGATTAACAGGCGGTACAGTTGTTGCTACCGGAGATTATCAAATTACTTTTAAAGATTCTGTAACTGGTCTTGAATCGGATAAGGTAGATATCCCTGGTTTTACAGTTGAAAAGGCACCGGAACAACCGGCAAACGTTAAAACAACTGCTACAGACGATGGAGCCAAAGTAACTGCAGGTTAATCATAAAAGCATACTCACTTAATGAGCGGTGGCGGTCGGAATTTTAATAAGGAGGTACAGATAAATGGTCAATATTGAATTACCCAAATCAGAGATTGATTTTAAAATTGGAGATCAGCATTTTATTTTGTCATTAAAAGACACATCAAGAGGTAAATTTCTTGAATCATATGACAAAATTTCAGCCAAAGAAGTCGAAAGTCTTAATAAACGAGATATTGAAGTTACTGAATACAACCAAAATCAGGCAAATCTTGAAGCTAGATTCCATTCAGATGAAGAAATGAGTGAACTGGATTTTAGAAAAGAAAGTATTAAGTTGTCTGATCAATTTTCCAAGCGAATGAAAAAGAATAATTCAAACAGAAGTAAGGCACTTATCAAACTTCAATTTGATTATCTTGATGTTTGTTTTGGAAAAGGTTCCGGACAAAAGCTATATGAGTTATGTGATGAATCATCTATCGTTTTAGAGCAAGTAATCATCATGATCAATGATGAAATTCAAAGTAGAACTAATGCCGGCGACTTTTACAGCAATTATAAAAAGAAACTGGAAGAGATGAAATCTAATGAATCTGCTGACACCGAGCAAGATAAACTACAAGAATAGGACTTACCATGTCAGTACCTCATTTCTGTTGGTGATTGAATATTTTAAATATATTAATGATTCTGACCATTTATCTGTGGAAGAGCGCTTAAATTTAGCACTCTTTTCTTTTGTCAAAGAATCGACTAAAGACTTGAAATTGCAGGAAAAAGCGGAGCTTGTAGATAAAATCTACAGCTCTTTTATTTTTACCCCAAAAGACAAGCAACGTGCTGATTTACTAAAGCATCAAAAGAAATCATTTGATTTCGAACAAGATATGGGTCTTATTTATTCGGCATTTCGTCAGCAGTACGACATTGATTTATCTGATCCGGAGATATTTCAAAAGCTCAGTTGGAAGAAATTTAACTATCTGCTAGATGGTCTTACAGACGAAACATTTTTTAGAAAAGTAACGTCTTATAGGCAAGTCAAGGTCACTGACGATATGAGCGATGAAACAAAACAATTCTTGAATCAAATGAAACTCCTATATGCCCTAGATTCCACTTCTAAGGACGGTAAGATGTCTAAGGAAGAATTAGCTGCAGTTCTTGCTCCGTTGGATATGAACCACAAAATGCTTAAGCGCAAGGAACTAAGGGATTCAGGTAGGATTTAATGTTTTACAAATTTTGAAGAAAGGAGGAATAAAAAAATATGGCAAATAGTGATGCTGATGGTTCTGTAGTAATCAATGTCAAGGTTATAACTGAAGCCGCTTTAAAGGCTGCCAAAGATATTGAGAATGCTTATAAAAATGTCAAGTTGAGTGATGGGTTAGACGTATCTCTCAGTCAAATGGACAAATCAGCACAAAAGGCTTCTAAGTCAGTTAAGTCTTTGGGAGATAGCTCTAAAAGCGCTGGCAAGGATATGGATAGTACTAAGAAAAGTGCTACTGAATCTGGCAGCTCCTACGAAAAACTTGGCGATACAGCAAAAGAAACTAGCAAAGATTTAGATAAAACTAAGAAGTCTGCTGATGAATCTGGCAATTCTTACAAAAAAATGCAAGCCCAGCTTAAAACGACATCTGCAGCATATAAAACGTTGGCAGAGGCTAACGATAAGCTAGGTAACAAGTATCAATCCAGTTTGGCCAAGTTAAATAGTTACAAAGCTCAAATTGAAGCGACTAAGAATGCCATGGCCAAACAAAGAACCCAAGTTGATGAGCTTACTAAGAAATACGGTGAGAACTCTGATCAAGTTGGAAATGCTAAAGCCAAACTTCAAAGTTTAGACGCCACACAGCAGAAGCTTGTTGCCTCATCTCAAATGCTTTACAAGCAGTATGGAAACTTAACACCTCAATTAGCTAGGGTTGCTGATCAAGCTAACATGTCAGGTAAACGCATCAAAACTATGGGCGATGGGATGACATCAATTGGTAATTCAATGAGTACCCGATTTACTTTACCAATTGTGACCGGAATGGGGCTTGCTACTAAGGCGGCAATGGACTATCAGTACCAATTACAAGATATTCTTAAGGAAGTTGAAGCCCAAGGATATTCGGCATCTGAAGTAAATTCCATTATGAAGAATTTGTCTTCTCAAACTCTATCATGGTCAAAACAATTTGGTGTAGGAACAAAAGAAATTAATGAAGGTATGTTCGAGTTAGTTTCTAATGGTTACAATGTCAAGCAAGCTATGGGTATGATGCCTGGTCTTTTAAAGACCATGACTGCCAATAGTGATAAAACTGGTACTTCAATCAAACTAACATCATCAATGCTTGAACAATTTGGTATGAACTTAGGTTCTAATGGGCAAGTTATCAAAAACGGTAATAAACTGATGAATCAAATGACAGAGGTAACCCATAAATCTGCCATGACCCTAGGTGATTTACAAGAAATAAGTGGTAATGCTGGTGCAGCAATGCACGCTATGGGTGTTTCGACTAATGACTTCTTGGCTATTGCTGGACGTTTGAAATCAGCAGGTATTGATGCTAGTTCAGTTGGTACTGGCCTTTCATCTATGATGACTCGTATTGGTACAGGTACTGGTCAAGCTGCTGATGATTTGAAGAAATACAACATTCAAGTATTTGATTCAAACGGTAAGATGAAGTCAATGTTCAATATTCTTGGACAAATGCAAACTGCATATAAAGGTATGAACGCTGAAGAACAACAGAAGTTTATGTATGATGTTGTTGGACAAGAAAACATGAAGGTTGGTATGACCTTGATGGATGCTAATTTGGGACGTTACAAGAGCCTAAGTGCTGAAATTGAGCATTCTAACGGAACTGTTAACAAGTACAACAATACAATGCGTAATACATCACAGTTCACGCAACAACAATTCGCATCATCACTACATGCACTTGAAGTTGAATTTGGTCAGAAATTATTACCAACAATTACACCAATCATTAAGAACTTGACGAATCTAATTGATGACTTCTCTAAATTGGACGCAGGTACTCAAAAGCAAATCATTACTACTGCAGCATTGATTGCTACAGTTGGCCCAGGTCTTGCTATTTTAGGAAAGGTCAATAGTGGTATTGGTAGCCTACTAATGACTGGACCAAATGTTATTAAATTCTTATCAGAAGCTAAAAATGGAACCTTACTAATGAGTGATGCTGAGAAGGCAGTGTTATTAACTCATGGCAAACTGGGAGCAAGTACAAAAGTAGTTGCCAAAGGTGCCGAAGAATTAGGCGAGGCGACAATCTCAACTAGTGGTAAAACTGGAGTTTTAAAAGGAGCCTTGACCTCATTAATTCCTGCACTTGGCACAACTGGGGTTGGACTTGGGTCGCTAGTATTGCCGGCTACTGTAGCTGTCGCGGGTATTACTGCAGTTGGCACTGCAGCATATTTCGCTATCAAAGCACATAATGAACACGAAAAGAAACTTGCTGAATACAAAAAAACACTTAATGAATTTGGCGTTAATGTAGATGCCAATACCCAAAAAGTGATGAAGTCATTCAATAATTTGCGTCAATCAGCTACTAACGACATGATGCAATTGGATAATTCTACTAAAGATCAATCCAAGAAGTTATCAACAGATGTTGTTAATAAGTATGACAAAATGGCCAAAATGGTTACATCTGGTTTTGACAAGATGAAGAATGACAGTGAGAAGTCTATCAAAAAACTGAATTCCGATCTCGGAGCTATTGGCGATAATTTAACTAAGAATGTTCTAGATCACGTTGACAAGGTAACTGGCGAATCGACCTCTAAAGTTGAAAAAGCCAAAGCTACTATTCATAAGATTTACCAAGACGTTAATGGAGACTTATCTCAGATGACCGCTGTGCAACGTAATCAATTTGAAGATGCACAAAACTATATTGCTGAGCAAACTTCTGCCTTTGCTATTTCGTTGAAAGACCAACAAGCATTGATGAACGTTTATAAGTCTCAGCATGGAAACATCACTGGTCAAATGTATCAGGAAGATGTTAAAGCACAGAAGAAAGCCTATTCTGAGACTTACAACACTGCTAAAAAAGAACGTGATAAAGAACTAGCATCCCTCAAGAAATCTCACCAAGAACACCTCATCACTGATGAGCAATATCATCAAGAGAGTTCTGTTGCTACCTACAAATATAATAATGAGATTACAAAATCCAATATTTCTTATGCCAATTCACAGGATGAGTTGTACAAGCATTATAAGAATACAGGTACCGAGTTTCTCAAGACTAAGCAAACCATTAATGATGTATCTACTAAGATTGATGAGAATGGCCAACGAGTATATAAATCATTAACTAATGGTCAATATGTTGTTCGTGAACAATGGATTAATCAAGCTAAAGATGCAAATGCTAAATACATTAAAAATCAAAAGAATGCTCACGGTAGCATTAAAGATAACGAAGACAAGTTCTATAAAAACAGTGTCAATTCTTATAAGAAAATGGGATTATCCCGTGAAGAAGCTATTGTCCAAGCTAAAGCTGATTTAAATGATCTAAAGAACGAAACAGAGAAACAATCCTCAAATATTGCTGCCGACTCTGAAAAGATTCAGGAATCTTATTTCAAGGGTCTGAAATCCAACAAGTTTGGCTCATCAGCTGACGTGGCTAAGCAGTGGGGACTGGATTTATCTAACAATGTCAAAAATATCAATCTTGGCAAATACGGTACTAAGTCGGCTCAACAATTCTGGGATGATTTCAATTCTGGCAGTTCAAAGGGACAAAAAGAAGCCGAAGTATATTTCCAAAGTTTCTTCCAAGATTTAAAGAATGATAACAAAACAAGCATTAAGGATTTATCTGATTCTGATAAGAATGAATTACATGCCGGACTTGAATCAGGCGTTATTAGTCTTAAAGATTTAAAGGGACAATTTCATAAGACAATGCTTGATCTATTTCCAACTGATATGAAACAAGTATCTGATCAAGAAATTGCATCATTGAAGTCTGGCTATCAAAATGGGGTTGTTTCGTTAGGAACATTAAAGAAACATTTTGGAGATGCTATTTATCAATTATTCCCTGATGATTTATCTAAAGTAGGCAACAAAGAAATATCAACACTGCAAGATGGATTAAATAACAAGTCTATCAATTCAAATGAGTTGAAAGCTAAGTATGGTGCTCAATTACAAAGTATTTTCAGCAAAGACTTAAGTGATGTTGGTAAAGATGATATTGCTACTCTACAAAAGGCTGTTTCAATTGGATTAGCTAATCCAGATGAAATAAAAAGTAAATTTAGTGCTACCTTAGACAGAATCTACAATCAGACTCCTAAACTGAATGAAATTAGCAAGGCAAATCTAACTACATTACAAAAAGGTATCTCTGCTGGAATTATTAATCCACAAGCTATTGAAAATAAATATAAATCTCAACTTGATGAAATTTATAATCAGAATTTAACTAGTCTTGGTAAAGGTCAGATCAAAACCTTATCTGATGGTTTGAAACTCGGATTGCCTGAAGCACAAGACCAAATGAAACGTATCCAAACTGCTATCAACAAGGGTGCTACCGTTGATTTAAAGGGTAAAGGTAAAGTTAATATTGATGGGCTTGTTCAAGGCTTTGAATCGGGTAAGATATCAGTTTCAACATTCATGAGTAAGTTGCAGAAACTTATTAAAGAATCAGCTGACCTCAATTTAAATAGTGAAGGTAGTCGAACGATTGGAAGTTATGGTACCGGTATTAGTAATAATACAGGAGCTGCTACTTCTGCTGCTAATAATGCTAGGAGTCAAACTGAGGCAAGTCTTACACCAACAGATCAACCATCAGTACATGGTGCCGGAGTAACTCAAGGATTTTCGAACGGAATTTTATCGCTTATCAAGAATCCTATTGGATCTGCTTTAACAGTTCATGATCAATCAGTTGCACAATTTGCTCCGGACGAATTAGCAACCCTTTACGGTGGTAATAAGAGTAAGGCATTTGCCAATGGTATTTTAACCAATGGTGGTCTACCAATGAGTGCATCAGCTAGTGTTGATAATGGTGTAAACGAAAATTTCAATGATGCAATTGATTCTGGAAACAATATCACTAAGGAACTTGGTGGTAAAGGGAGTTTCAAAAAACATACAAGTACGGCTAAAACCACGTTACCCTCGGCCCATCCTTGGAAAACTGGTACTAATGGAAAAATTGCAACGCAAACACCTTCAATTGTTGGTGATGGTGGTGAACCAGAGCTTATCGACTACGGTAATGGTCAACTAGAATTATCTCCAGCCGTACCAACCTTCAGAATGCTGAATCCTGGTGCTCAAGTGTTTAGTGGTAAAGATACTAAGATGATTCAAAGCGCTATGGATAGCTTTGGCATCCCTATGTTTTCCAACGGTACTGGTGGGAATGTCGGTAAATGGATTTCTAATGCTGTTAGTTCCTCATGGGACTGGATCAAGTCAGCTGTTGGTGATATTGAGGCTTGGATATCTGATCCAGTTAAGTCCTGGTCAACCTTGGTTGATAAACAATTTAATATGTCACCCTTTACGGGCAATGCTACCGATATTGGTAACGGTGCCAAAGGAACTGAAAAGAAACTTAATGGTTGGTTAAATAAACTAATTGAATCATTTGAAATGACTTCAAGTGGAGCTATGCCGGCTAAAGCATATGGAACTATGATTAGGGCTGCCGCCGCATACATGCACGAAAAAGTTACTGATTTTAACGTTGATATGATTGAAAGAATTATTGCCAACGAATCGGGTGGAAACCCTAGAGCTATTAATTTAACTGATAACAATGCTAAGGCAGGTACACCGTCAAAAGGTATTTTGCAGTATATTGATCCAACTTTTAATCATTATGCGATGCCTGGTCATCAAAATATTTATAGTCCATTTGATCAGTTGATAGCTTTATTCAATGACGCTACGTGGCGTACTGATATGGGAATGGGCTATAACGGAAAATATGGCGAGTGGAGAGGTGCTGCATCAGGCCCATCAGGTCCTAGAAAGATGAACTTAGGTAGTCATATTACTAGTCCTGAAACACTTGAAGTCGCTGAAAAGCATGACGAATTTATTATCAATCCATGGGAGGCAACTGCTCCTAAACTAACAACTGAATTACTTCAACGCATTCAAGATGTTAACCCAACAGCGTTTCAAAAAATTGTTTTACCAGGGACTGGAGTTAGTCCGGAAAATATCTCCGGATTTAAAGCACAACCAGTCACGCAAGCGCAGATTGATAATCAACAACAATCTGCAGTTACTACTTCTAATAATAATTCGGCTGATTCAGTAGCATTATCGAATGCACTAGGAAAATTTGATAAGTTAATTGAAGCGATGTCTGGGGATGCTACTATTGAAGTTAACGTTGATGGAAGCACTCTAGCTACGGCTACATTCCCTAAAATGAAGTTACTACTGAATGATTACATTAGAGCTGAAATGACTAGAAAGGGGCGTTAATTTGTCAAAAACATTGATAATTCAAAGATTAGATGGAACCATTTATGATTTGAATAAATTAGGAATTAAAGTAATTGAATTTTCACCACCATCTCCGAACTATGCTTTTAATACGGTTCAAATTGGTAAATATGGTGAAAGGTTGATGGGGGTAACTGTTGGTCAAAGGCAGATACCTATTTCAATGGATGTATTTGCATCTAATAATCTAACCATTTTGGCCAAGCGACATAAGTTCTTTCAAATTTTCAGCTCGTTAGAGGATTTCTATGTTATTGATCAGCGTATTCCTACCATTCGTTGGAAAGTGAGAGCTGAACAGCAACCATTCAAATTTTATGACAATTGGCACATGGGTGGCGATATCTCATTTAATTTGAATTGTGTTGATGGATATGCTGAAAGTGTTGATACCACAGCTCATATTAGTGATCTATCTAAATGGTCAATTAGTGGAATGAACTTACCTTTAAATAAGAAATTAAAATATGAGTACAGCAAGCCAGAATTCGATATTTATAATGCTTCAAATATTGATATTATGGCAGAAGAACGGCCATATAAAATCATATTTAATGGTCAAGCCACTAACCTGAATATTTATAATGAAGCGACTGATCAGACGTTTGAGCTGAATAAGTCAATTAGTTCTGGGGAAGAATTTGTACTGAATGGACCATTACCATTTTTGAATGGCCAAATGATTTATGATTCTGGTAACCATGAATTAATTGACCTAGCAAAAGGTTGGAATCATATCAAAATAAGCGGTTATCAAGGGGACTTTACAGTCTTGTTTGATACCCGCTTTTATTATTAGGAGATGATTTATATTTGCTTACTATCAAAGATTTAAAACATAATTCTGCACCACTTTTAGATCACTCTGAAATTAAACGTAATCGTAAGATTAATTCTGTTTCTCAAATTGATTTCACTACTTATAGATTAGATAGAAATATCACTGGTTTTGATATGATTCAGGAACGCAGTATTTTAGAACTTCCCGAAGATGGGCAACAGTATAGAATTTTGAACCGTCACGGATATAGAACGGGCGACACCCCTACTAAGGACGTGACTGCATACCATGTTTTGCATGATTTAGGTGATAGAGAGATTCATAAGCCTAAAGAACAAAAGAAAGTAAATACAGAAGAAACTTCTACCGGTACAAAAACAATTGGTACTATTTCAACGATGGAAGATGGTGGTGCTCCTGTGTACTCCTATCCGGTAGGTGGTTCATTAGTTGGCGATAAGTTACCTAATGGGACTGATTGGCGGATTGATAAAAAAGTAACCGTTAATGGATCTGACTGGTATAGAGTTTCTACAAATGGTTGGGTCAATGCTAAATATCTTAGTTTTGATAAGGAAGGTGATTCTAAGCCCGAAAGTTCCAAAATAACCAGTGTTTTAGGTCAAGGAACAATCAAAGCTGCAGAAATAAAAATAGATAAAAACAATACAGAAGAAACATCAACGGGTCATGCTACTGGTACCGTATCGACTATGGACACAAACGGGGCGCCGACATATAGCACTCCGGGGGATGATTCCACGTTGGTCAGCAACGTTCCAAATGGTGGTTCTTTTCAAATTGATTTAACTAAAACAGTTGATGGTGTTAAATGGTACAGGATTTCAACAAATCAATGGATATCTGAGAAATATTTACCATTCAATAAACCAGGTGACATTAAACCAGAAGTTTTCACTACGTCGAATGTTGACGGTCAGGGAACGATTAAGAGCAAGAAACCAGCTAAAATATACGATTCACCATGGTTACCTCAAAATCAAGTTACAACGATAACTAGTGGTCAGTTTAAGGTTAATCGTCAAGTAACTAAAGGCGCTGACGGTAAAAAGTGGTATCAAATTGGTAACAATGAATGGATTACTAGTACCGATATTGCTTTCGATGGTGAAACTGATGTTTCTCCAATCGAAACGGAATCAGATACCGAAACACCAACATCAGCCAAGGTTTATGATTCACCAACTACACCTCAAAAGGAAACCGGCCAAGTTCTGAATAACGGTAGTTCCTGGCGCATTAATGGCGAGGTAACAGATGGTGCAAGTGGTAAAACTTGGTATCGTGTATCAACAGATGGCTGGGTAGCATCGGATAATTTTGATTTTTCTGGAAAAACTGATGTTGCTGTTCAAGAAACTGGTGAGGATAGTGACCCCGGAACTGATACATCGTTTGCTTGGACATTAGGTCAATTCATGGCGTACTTAACTGCAGGTACGCCTTTTAGTTACACAATTTATGATGATTTTGATTCACACAAGTTTGACGATTATCCAGAGGGGAATGCCTTAGATCTGTTCTTAAATGACGGTGTTCAGGACTATGGATATGAGTACCAATGCTACAACTATCACATTAATTTGTATAAAAAGATTGGCCAAAATAATTCATTCGTTTTTATTGATAATGACAATGTTAATGCTATTGAATCAACAAACGACGATAGCAGTATTAAAACTCATATTGAGGGTGAGTTTACTTTGAAAAATAAATCATCAGATGGTACTGACGGTGATTCAACCGATCAAGAAACAACAATAACAGCGGAATATACATCACCTAACATTGATATTTATGGCCCAATAGACGATGAATATTTCACAGATTCAGACGCCACGACTAAGGACGAATTGATTCAACATTTGAAAAATAAGCTGCAAGATTATCCGTTAACTCAAATTACTTTGAACTATCACGAGTTTGAAGAGAACAACCTTTTGAGTGGCCTGAATAACGTTGATTTAGGTAATTCTGGTTTCATTAAAGACCGTTATGGTGTTGATATTAAAGCTCGTATCATTGAGATTACTGAATATCTTCAATCATCTACCAATAAAGAACCAGAGTTGACCTTTGGGAACATCATGGGTGATTTAGCATCGAATCTATTCAATCTTGATAGAACGTACCGGAATGGTGCATATAAGATTGTTAATAATTTATAACAAGGAGGTGTACGAATGGCATTAATGAATTTAAGCGACTTGTCTGATGAAGACTTGCGAACAAATTTCCCACAAATTTGGATGAATAAAATGTATGAACGTCAAAATGAACAGGATAATTCTGGTAAAACTAATATCTTTATTGACCAGGACAATAGCAAGTTCTATATGCAAAAAGATGGTTCTAACAAAGCCACTCGATATAATCTGATCAATGCAAACAAGCTTATTTCACGTCCTCAACTGGATGAAGATACTCACTTGAACGCTGATCGGATGATTAGTAATTGGGGTGCATTGGATGATGAAAGTATATTTGATAAAACCAATAACAATTGGGATGAAATTAGAAGTTTCATTCAAGCTGTAACACGAAAGATTAACTATTTTACTGATTATTTGGTAAAACTTGGACCCTATTTGGATGAACTGGCCAAAGAAAAAGACGTTGATTTATCTCAAATCATCGCCGATGGGGTAGATGGATATTATAAAAAGTCGGAAGTTGATAGAAAATTGAAATATCTTCAACAACAAATCAACAACCTGAACAATGCTGTTGAATACAAGCCAGATAGCAGCAGTCTTAATAGTGTATTTCCACCTTCATACACAGGAGATAAACAAGTGGATATTAACGATGAAATTCAAGATGCAAATATCGAGAATAAGATTGATTCACTTAAACAAAATTTAGAAAAGGAGAAAGATTAGATGGCAGATACAGTTAATACGGATCCAACTAATACTAATCAGGAAACCAATGTCCCTGAATTACATATTCCAGTTGGAAGCCAATACAGTACTTTAAAGACCGATATTCCCCTAGAACAACCAATGATTTTCTATCTAGATGGTTCTAAGGCGTTCTATCTTCCACACGAAGATACAGACGATGAACATATTCATAATCTGCCTCAAGGCGTGGTTGACACACTAACCAATAAACGTATATTTCAGGAAATCAGTATCCGTCAAGGTCAATCGGGAATTTTTAAGTCACCAATACTATTTTTGACTAAAAACGGTCCTGTGGACATGACGAATTGTTTGATTCGATTTGAAGGTAATGACCATGCTGGAGCTGAAATATATGATGATGAAGGCTTTAATCGTGTTCAAGCTAAACTTGGACAAATTATTTGGTCACCACCTGCAGAGATAGCTCAAACAGCTGGTTATTATAAGAATTGTCACTTTGTAATTGAATCTCCAGACAGAACTAAAATTTATACAACTTTAGATTTTTCATTAAATGTCATTGCGAATGATGTGGCTTATCCACGAGCAATGGCTTTTTATGTGTCTGAATATCAGCGGGCTTTGTTTCATATCAAAGAAATGCAACTTTCAGCCGATCATCAATTAAGTTATTTGCTCAATGCTTATGCTGCGATTATTGCAGATAATTTGGCATCAGTTCGTCAAAAGATGCAAGAAATTTCTGATGAGTTAGACGAAAATTTAAAAACCGGCAACGATAAAATTGACGGCTATGTGGCAGAGAACAAAGAGAAAATTGGTACTTTGAATAAATCCGTTGATGATGCTCAGACTCGAATGGATGGATTAACTGAACAAATCAAAGGTTCAAATTTAGTAACCCATGATGGACTCTATTCAGATATCCAATTGGGAATTAATACGGGGGATATTGTTTTGAATATGAATGATGTTATTTTAGATCCAAAAATTGAAGAAAAAATTGATGCCATGAGTAAAGCATTAGATTCTGATAGTGGAGATGATTCAAATGGCGGCAAATAATGATTTAGAGAAAGTTGCTGTATTAGTAACTAAGATGCCGATTGGCATCAAATATAAGAATGCTCAAGGTGAATATTCGACTGCACCGCTAGATCCAAAAGATAACAAAATCGATGGAACCAATGCCTTTTTACCAGCAGATGCTGCACAAGGCGTGATTCAAAAGCAAATCGATAAAATCGATACTTCAGATAAGATTGAGGATCCAGACATTTTAACGAAAATCGAAACTATGACTGCTGCACTCGATTCTGATGCTGCAGCTTCAACTAATTAGGAGGGATATAAATGGCAACAAATAAATTAACCGAAGTAGCTGGACTTGTCGCACAGGCCGTTATGGGTGCAAAAGTTAAAGATAAAGATGGTAATGATAAAATCGTTAAACCTGATGGAGATGCTAATTATCTCGATTTAAGAGATATCGCCGCTGGTGGTGGAGATAAACCTAAAAATCCAGATAATCCAGATCATCCTGCTGCTGGTGCTGATTATTATCCAGGCAGTTTGGCAGATGGTGAAATTTCACAGAGAAAGTTGGAATGGTTAGGTACTGATGACCCTACCAAGTCTAATAAAATTACCTTTATTGATGATCCAGGAACTAAGCTTTTTGGTCAATATGATGGAATTACAGTTCTAGGACATATGCAAAAAACAGTAATGACAAAGGGCGTACTAGGTGCGGTTACTAGTGTTCCAATTAATTATGATCCAAAGAATGTCGTGAAGGCTGGATATTTCACTACAACAGCACCATATCCCTTGTACATCAAAACTGCCAGTTTGCCTGTTGGACAAAAGGTTCCAATTCAAATTACCGGTATTGGTGAACATCTAAGCGGTAAGAATGTAAAAGCTCCCATTCTTTCACTGACATTTAATGTCGATAAAACGATGACAATTGAACATACTGCTGGATATGATAATGATGGTGATGCTGCAGGTGCTACTGGAGCTAATTATCAATATGTAGTTGATAGAATTGCTACATTCTCCAAGCAAAATGCATTTGCTCAGTTACCACCATCGGTAAATCTATTTAGTGGATCGGCATCTGGAGATATTACCTTGACAGGTCCATCTAACTACTTTGAGAATGTAATGGATGGAATTGAAATTACATTTGGACAGTATGCCACTGCAAATAATATTGTGAATGACTTATTTTATAACTTAAACAAACTTGGAAATTATAGATTAAATGTTTCAGATATTGGTATAAGAACCATTAGAATTGGAAAAGAAGATTTGATCATTGGAAACAAAATAAATTTACTTTCTAAATTAAAATTTCCATCCACTATAAATAACTTTGAAGTTGATGGAGGAGGATATGGATGGAATAAATGGAATGCAAATGTAAAATTTGATAGTATTGATAACAATTTACTAATCGTTAAAGAAAATTCTGTAATAAATTTAGGATTTAACATTATCGTTTCTAAAACAGACGGTACGGTAAAAACACCTTTTAAGCTAAACGTTTCTAAAGTAACAACATATAAAGATTAGGAGGGTACAAATGAAGATAGCAATTCAATTAAATCCTGATAGAAATATCATAGGAATTTATAGTTCACCAGAATCAGGGGCGGAACAACAATCTAAAATTGAAGGTTGGACACTAGTAGATAGTGATCCAGCCTTTTCTATTGAAAATAAAGAACTTTGGACAGTTAGAGAATCTGATAATGTTTTAGTTCATATTTCAACTGGAATGACACCAGATGAGGAGAAAACCCAAGCAGATGCACTTCTTGGCAAGAATGTAGGAGAGGCTTTAGCAAAAGCACAAACGGCTGATACTAAAGCTGAAAATGCTGTTGCTAGTGCAGCACAATTAGGTAAGCTAATCGCGCCACTATTGGCAACTCAAACAAATTCAAATACGGAAGTTGGAGGTACTAAATAATGTTTGATTTTATTAAATTTATGTATTCAATTGGTGGATATCAAAATAAAGATGTCGGAGATTTCGTAGTTATCGGTAATATCGATGACAAACAATATAAAGAAATTACTGGCGAAGATTATAAGAGTGATAAAGAAGGAGTAGCCTAACGGCTACTCTTTTTTTGCATTCAAGGAAAGAAGGCAAAATATGCCACCACATGTATTCTTAGGCTACTCACTTTCGGAGCTTGGAAGTATATTCCTTTTGATAACTGGCTTTGGTGGGTGGTTTATTTGGCTAGTCAATCATTTCATAACTAGGCCCCTTCAAGATTCAATTAATAATTTGGCAAATACGGTTCAAGATTTTAAAAATTCTTCAAAAGAAGAACATAGAGAATTTAAAGAGCATTTTGAAAAGCTTGATAAAAAGCTAGAGGAGCACGAATTGAAATTGACTAAAGGCAATGAGGAAATTAAAACTTTATTTAATAGAAAAGAGGAAGGTTAATGATGAAGAATAAATTAACATTAGATGTCCATTCAAAAGCGTGGTGGGTATCGTTAATTTCTTTAATATTAGTATTTGGCCAGCAAATTGGTCATTTGTTTGGTTGGGAAATCACTTCTGATCAAATCAATCAAATTATGGGAATAGTAAATACTATCTTATTAATTGGTGGTTCTCTTGGTTTAATTACTGACACATCAAAGGGTAATACGAATAGTAATACTCCCACAGAAGTACAAACACCAACTTATTCAAATTCAACAAATTTAAGGAGGAACTAGCATGACTAAA